CACCACGTAAAGGTCTATTGACTCGTTATGCTAAGAAAATGGTTCGTCCGGAATTCTATGGTACAATCGATATCAAGGGTTTAAACACTCTATAATTAGAGATTTAAATTAGATTTCAATAAATTAACCCGGCTTAGGCCGGGTTTTTTTATCTTTTAATATGTATAATTAACAAACATTATATGAGCATACTACTTATCTCATTATATCTTTATATTAAATTAAACACGTTTACTAACGTATTTATATTGTTTGTTTTAATCCTTTGTATAACCTATAATTTAAGAAATCTATGGCGTCTAAACCGCATACTGACGATGTTTATCGTCCGAAAAGAATTCCAAAAAATCCAATTAAGTTCAAACTCCAACTTAATGCCGAACAAAAAGAAGCAAAATCTGTTATACTTGAAAACACAATCACTCTTTTAGGGGGAAGTGCAGGTAGTGGTAAAACTTTACTAGCATGTAATGTTGCATTAGATGGTTTATTAAGAAGGATGTATGATAAAATCATCATAACCCGACCTACAGTATCAAAAGAAGAAATAGGATTTTTACCTGGTGATTTAAGGGAAAAAATGGACCCTTGGGTACAACCCATTTACCAAAATTTCTTTGCCTTATATGATAAATCTAAAATTGAAAAATTAATTGAAGATGGTAAAATAGAAATTGTACCTGTATCCTTTATGAGGGGTAGGACATTTTTAGATTCAATGATTATAGTTGATGAAGCCCAGAATGTTACTCATGAACAAATGGAAATGATTACTTCACGTTTAGGTTTAAGAAGTAAAATGATGATATGTGGTGATTCCCAACAAACAGACTTAAAAAAGAAATCAGATTCTGGTTTTAAATTCTTATATACTGCTGCTAGAAAAATTAAAAATTTAGAAGCTGTTACATTAAATACAAACCATAGAAATGAAATTGTTGAAGATCTATTAGAATATTACCAAGAAGCAATTGATAAGGGAATATCAATTACAACATCAGGTTCCTATATTTATAATAATAAAGGTTAATTCAATATTTATAAATAAAATATAAACATATGAACATTCCTATATATGACGGTTGTCCAATTTGGAACCCTGATGCGGTCCCATTTGGATTTTATAATGCCCAATCAGATTTTACAAGAGATGCTGTAAAAGTAGCAAAATTTGTAGCTTCTAGACTAGGATACCCTATAGTAGATGTAGAACTACAATCAGGATCAATATTTACAGCCTTTGAAGAAGCAGTTACTACTTATGGTAATGAATTATATGCATATAAAATAAGAGATAACCAATTATCTTTAGAAGGATTAACAACTGGCTCTTCACTAAACCAAGCATTATTAACTCCTACTTTTGAACCTATAGTAAGACTATCAGAAATGTATGGTGCAGAAGCAGGTTCAGGGGGGAATGTGCCATATTATTCAGGTTCATTTGAATTAACTTCTAGTATCCAAGATTATTCTTTTTCAACATTCATGACAGCTAGTGGATACACTGGTTCTGAGTATCAAAATGGGATTGAAATAAAAAGGGTATTTTATGAACAAGCCGTCCCAGCATCCGCACAATACCTTGACCCTTACACAGGTTGGGGATTCGGGGGTTCGGTAGCAGCTGGTATAGCAGGTGTAGGTGGTTTTGGTGGTGGTACAGGGTATTTGACTATGCCTCTAAGTTACGATATGCAAGTAATACAAGCCATTGAAATGAACCAACAAGTTAGATGGAATCAATATAGCTTTGAAATCAGAAATGATAAATTAAGGTTATTTCCTATTCCTAATTTTAGTAATTATTCTGAAGAAACAACACATAAAGTGTGGTTTGAGTATATTTTAAGAGATGAAAGAATTGCTACATCAGTACAACAAATGCCTGATAAAGTAACAAATGTTTCTAATGCACCTTTTGATAACCCCAATTATAATTTCATTAATTCAGTTGGTAGACAATGGATATTTGAATATTCATTAGCATTATCTAAAGAAATGTTAGGGTATGTAAGGGGTAAGTATGGAACAATACCAATCCCTAATTCAGATGTTACTTTAAACCAATCAGATTTAATAGCAGCAGCTACAGCAGAAAAAACAGCATTAGTAGAAAGATTAAGAGCATATTTTGACGAAACTTCCCGAATGGCTTCTTTAGAAAGAAGAGCACAAGAAGGAGAATCAAAAATGTTGGAACTACAAAAAGTTCCATATACAATTTATATAGCATAATATGGCAATGTTTACATCAGCACGAGACGTTTCTTTATTAAGACATCTTAATAGAGAATTAATGGGTAATATTATTACCCAACAATGTGCTATATACCAATTCAAATTAGAAGAAACTAAAGTAAATTTATATGGTGAAGCAGCTGAGGAAAAATATTATAATGGTCCATTTTTGTTTAATGTTTTAATAAATAGAAGTGACGAAAGTTTCCCTGGAGGTAATTTTGAACTTATTACCCAAGAACAAACTATAGATTTTTTCTTCTTAAGGGATGATTTAGTTAAAGCTAATATTGTACCTGAAGTTGGAGATATAATCTTATACGAAGAAAGTTATTTTGGGGTTCAAAGCACAATTGCTAATCAATACTGGGGAGGTAAAAATCCTGCTTATCCTAATAATGACTATGATGGTACACCAAACCCTTTAAACCCTGGGTTGGATAAATTTGGAGAAAGCGTTTCAATATTAGCTTCTACTTATTATATTCCTGCAGATAAAGTTAATATTTCACCTTATAAAGAAAGATTTTAATGGCTACACCTAGAAAACCACAACCAAAATATCAGTTAACTTTAAGTAAACAAAAACAATCCCCCTTTTCTGGGATTGAAGGTAGGGGAATACAAACTAACCCTAATGATGCTAATGAGGTAAAAAATACACCTTCTAATTATCAAGAAACAGGTATTCCTTTTAATAGGTCTACCAAAATGAGTTTTAAGGATGATAAAACAAAACAATACTCAATTGGTATTAAAGATTTAGATGAATCTGTATTTTATTACTTTAAAAATATCATAAAACCTTTTGTATATCAAAACGGCACTAGAAGGGATGTTCCGGTATTATATGGTGCTTCTGAAAGATGGAACCAATATCAAAAAGATGGTTCATATAGAGATAAAGATGGTGCTATAATGTTACCTATTATTGTAATTAAAAGAAATAGTATTTCAAAAGATAGAACAGTAGCTAATAAGTTAGATGCCAACCAACCTAACTTATATGGGACTTGGTCCAAACAGTTTAGTACAAAAAACTTTTATAGTAATTTTTCAGCTTTAAATAATAGAAAACCAGTAGAAAAATTTCATATAGTAGCACAACCCGATTATGTAACACTAGAATATAGTTGCCTAATCCAGACATATTATATGGAACAATTAAATAAAGTAATTGAAGCTTGTGAGTATGCATCCGATTCATATTGGGGTAATCCTGAAAGATTCCAGTTTAGAGCATTTATTGACCAATTTACAACAGCAACAGAATTAACAACAGGTCAAGATAGATTAGTAAAGGGTGAATTTACCCTAAGATTACGAGGATATATAATACCTGATACTATACAAAAAGAATTAAATTCTACTAAAGTATATAATTCTAAAGCTAAGGTTACAATTACAACAGAAGCAGTTAGTAATTTAAAAGATACAACTACAATAATTGAAAACCCTACATCAGATGGCCGCAGTAGAGTGTAATTTTAACACCCCTATTATATATTTATCATAAATTAAAACATTCAAAATGGAAAGTAAACAGTTATTAGACAAAGAGTTGCAACTTTTAAAAGATTATCAAGAAAAAATTAATGTAATAATAGTAAGCTTAGGTAAACTAGATTTACAAATAGATTCTTACAAAAGAAGTAAAGAAGAATTATTAAAAGAATACCAAGAATTAGAAATAAATCAACTAAAAACAGCCCAAGAATTACAAGATAAGTATGGGGAAGGTAATATTGATTTAACAGATGGAAAATTTACACCAATAAGTTAATTTCTTGAAGAAATTTCTAATATTTATAATAAAACAAATAACAATAAAATATAACAATGGCAGAAACTTTAATATCTCCAGGTGTATTAGCAAGAGAAAATGACTCATCCTTCATTGGGGCTCGTCCTTTAACATTCGGTGCAGCTATAATAGGTCCCGCAGTAAAAGGTCCAGTTAATATTCCAACATCAGTTGGTTCTTTTTCTCAATATGAAGCTATTTTTGGTGGATCCGTAGAAAGCGGTTCCCAATATTACACGTATTTAAATTCCATAGCAGCGAGAAATTATTTTTCTCAAGGTGGTGAATCATTATTAGTAACCAGAGTAGTTTCTGGTTCATTTACTTCAGCAGTAACTTCAGGAAGTCAAGCTGCAGCTAATAACTCAGGTATTATTACTTTAGGGTTTGCAGATAGTGCAGATGCTGGTTACCAAAAAACATCTTTCCAATTAAAAACTATTTCTGAAGGGGAAGTAATGAATAACTGGCAAGCAACTGATTCTTCTGGTGGAACATTAGATAGTGGTTCAGCAGATAATCTTAGATGGGAAATTGGATCCGTAAATACATCATCAGGTCAATTTTCATTATTTATTAGACGTGGTAATGATACACATAATCAAAAAGCTATTTTAGAAACTTTTAATAATGTATCTTTAGATCCTACTTCTGCTAATTATATAGCAAAAGTTATAGGTGATACTTACCAAACAATAGAACAAGACGGTACTGATTATTACGTAAAAACAAATGGTAGCTATGTTAATAGAAGTGCTTATGTTTACGTTAGTGCAGTAAATACCCCAACACCTCAATATTTTGATAATAACGGGACATTTAAAAATGCCTTTACAGGTAGTATGCCAGCTTTGGGTTCAGGTTCATTTGCTAGTGCTACAGGTAAAAATATTATAAATAATGATGCTAAATTTAATGAAGCAATAACTGCAGCAAATATACAAGGTATTAGTCCTACTGATTATAGTCAATCTATAAACTTACTAAGTAATGTTGATGATTATCAATTTAATGTAGTTTCAGCTCCAGGATTAATAGGAACTTTACATGCAACACAAGTAACATCATTAGTAACATTAGCTCAAGGTAGAACAGATTGTATTTCAGTTATTGATTTAGCACCTTATAATAGTACTATTGGAACTGTAACAAACCAAGCATCAGGATATGATACATCATATTCAGCAACATATTGGCCATGGTTACAAACACTTGACGCTAGTACTGGACAAACCGTTTGGGCGCCAGCTTCAACGTATATTCCAGCAGTATATGCATTTACTGATGCATCTTCAGACCCATGGTTCGCACCAGCAGGTTTAATTAGAGGAGCTTTAGGAAGTGTAATTAGAGCTGAAAGAAAATTAACATCAGGAAACAGAGATACTTTATACGAAGCAAACGTAAACCCAATAGCAACATTCCCAGGAAGTGGAGTTGTAGTATTTGGACAGAAAACATTACAGAAAAAAGCAAGTGCTTTAGATCGTGTAAATGTACGTAGACTATTAATTTCTCTTAAGAGTTACATTACTCAGGTATCAGATAACTTAGTATTTGAACAAAATACAATTGCTACAAGAAATAACTTCTTAGCACAAGTTAACCCATATCTAGAATCAGTACAACAAAGACAAGGTTTATATGCCTTCCAAGTTGTAATGGATGAAACAAATAATACTCCCGATGTAATTGATAGAAATGAGCTAGTAGGTCAAATTTACTTACAACCAACTAAAACAGCTGAATTCGTAATTTTAGATTTCAATGTTTTACCAACTGGAGCAACATTTCCTGAATAAAAACAAAATATAACAATATTTATAATAAAATAAAACAATAAAATGGCAGTATTAGACCCGAACGAAATATTTTATACAGCTTTTGAGCCAAAACAACAGAACAGATTTATCATGTATGTTGATGGGATCCCTTCATACCAAATTAAGGGAATGGGAGCTGTTTCATTAACCCAAGGTAGTGTTCAATTAAACCACATTAACGTTGCAAGATATGTTAAAGGTAAAACACTTTGGAATACAATTCAAATGACATTATTTGATCCAATTACCCCAAGTGGTGCACAAGCAGTAATGGAGTGGGTTAGACTACACCATGAATCAGTAACAGGTAGAGATGGTTATAGTGATTTCTATAAGAAAGATTTAACTATGAACGTATTAGGACCTGTAGGTGATA